GGAGGGGGACTCCTCCTCATCAGGAAGCGCCGGGACAAGAGCGAGTAATGGCTATTGACTACCGCCAGACCGGTTTCGATTATCGAACCGCCGATTACTCCTATCAGGGAGTGCAAAGTTTCACGATTGACTACCGTGAAACCGGTGTCGGCTATCGAAGCGTCGATTACAACTATCAGGGTGTACAGGTTCATGCGCTCACAGCAGCGATCACTGGCACGGGTGCGGTAACTGCGGAAATAACTAGCGGAATCTTTATGTATGCAGCGATCACTGGCACGGCTACGGTCACGGCAGCGATTGTTGAGGGGGCTTCACTCACAGCGGCGATTACTGGTACGGCGACTGTTACCGCAGTAATCGTTGAGGAAGCGTTTGTTGCCGGAGGTATCACTGGCACGGCTACGGTTGCGGCTGCGATTGTTAGGGAAAGGCCGATAACGGCTGCGATTACTGGTACGGGTGCTGTGACTGCGGTACTTGTCGAAGAGGCGTCTATTGAAGCGGGTGTGGCTGCTTCGGCAACGGTGACCGCTGTAATCGATTCGATAATGATTAGCGGAGGGTTTACTGGTACGGCGACATTGAGCCAGCCGGTAATCACCCACAAGGTGCCACAGCCGGAACTTGTCCTTTCTATTACAAATGTAACAGGATCGCCATCTGATGAAGAGAAAGCCCAAGATACCCTCGAACTACTGGTAGGTGTGTAATGGCAACATACGATAAAGATGACCGGGTGCGGGTCACCGCCACGTTTAAGACTGCTGGTACGAATGTGGCTACAACCGCTACTTGTACACAACGGAAACCTAGCGGCACCGATGTCACCCCTGCCGTGCAGGGCGGGAGCGGCACTGGTATCTACTTTGTGGATATCGATCTGGATCAGATTGGTACACATACAGTCAAGATTGTTAGTACCGATGTTGTTATCGCTGCGGAAACGATTGAACTTGAAGTCGTCAAATCGGTGTTCGACCACTCGTGAGCGGATACGGTAATGTAGCCAAAGACAAGGGGGTAATTACACGTACCCTGTTTCTGGAAGCATTACACGAACACGGCAAAATCGAGGTCGCCTGCCGGATCGCTGGTGTCACACGCTCCGCATACGATAAGTGGCGTCAACGCATCCCCGACTTTTCTGAACGGGCAGATGCGATACGTCACGACGCTTTAACCCGTGGCGAAGAAGCATGGGATGGAAGTTTCACTTCGTTCCGTGGCAACTACTTCGGGCATTCCTCCCCGTGGTTTCATGTCCAAGCCATCGACGCTTACGAGAATACGCAGCCGGGTAACTTGACATTGATTCTGTGGCCCCCGGAGCATGGAAAGACCACACTGGCTGAAGATTACTTTTGTTACAAACTTGCATTAAACCCCGAGTTTCGTATCACGGTCGGATCCGAGGGGCAAGATATGTCTCGTAAGGTACTAGGTCGTATCCGCAGCCGTATGGAACCACAGGGTCCATTCCCACGGTATGTAGCAAAATTTGGTCCATTCGTTCCTCAGAACCAGTCTGGACGGAAAACTGCACAGACATGGGGTGCCGACTACTTCGATGTGTACAAGAAGCAGCGTCACGATGAGCGTGACTATTCGATGGTTGCGTTGGGTTGGAGATCGAAGATTGCAGGTACCCGAACCGATCATCTGCATGTGGACGATATCCAGTCACGGGTTTCTTTAAATCTGACTGAACAAATGTTTGAAGTGTTTCGGCAGGATTGGTTGACTCGCCCCGGTGAGAATGGAAGAACAACTCTTAACGGTACCCGTGTCGGTGAAGACGACTTTTATGAACGGGTAATGACAGAAATCGATCAGGATCTTTTACGAGTCATCAAATTCCCGGCGATTGTTATAAATCAAGATACTAAAGAGCCGGAACCGTTGTGGCCGGAAATGTTTACAATGGAGAAATTGGATCGTATTCGCCGCAAGGTCGGTGAGGATGCGTGGTCACGAAACTACATGCAGGAACCGTCGTCTGCACAGTCGGCTACCTTCACAGATGACGCTATCCATAAGTGTTTGAGTCCACTACGATCAGTGAACCATGAACCACCAGAAGGTTGCACGATCTACATCGGGCTTGATCCTGCTCTTGGTTCCAATAATTGTGTGGTGGCTGCTACACCGCACGAAGGAAAACTTAAAATACTTTTCATTCGGGAAGATACTGGGCTAACCCGCAACGAACAGATCCTTGGTGTTGTTGAGGACACCGTATTGCAATGCATGAGGAACGGGGCCAGTGTTTCTGATGTAGTGATCGAAGCGATGGTGTTCCAGAAGGGGCTATCTCGTGACGAACGCCTGATCGAAATGACAGAACGATACGGGTTCAGGGTGCGGGAACACCTGACGGGTGTCAATAAGTATGATGAAACAATTGGTGTACCGTCGATGGCATTGTCGTTTATGCGCGGCGAAATTGATATCCCGTATGCGGAAGATAAGTCTACACGACACATGATGGATCAGTTTATTCGTCAGTTAAAAGCGTGGCGTCCATTGAAGCGAGGCACGCGGTTGCGGCAGGATCAGGTTATGGCATTCTGGTTTATCTGGATCTTGTGGCGTCAGCGTAAACAATCATTTGACCTAGACACTTCACAATTCAGTTTTAAAGGACTACCGTGGGGGTCAACTATGCCCGCCAGTAAGGTGTTTTGATGTATACCTTTGAAGACATTGTTGGCATCGTCCGGCAGCGGCAGGAGATGCAGTCTCCATTGATTCGTCGAATGCTAGATGTGCGGGATCGATATAACGGTGATTATGTTATTCCTATTCCATCGATGGATGATGAACCGGTTCTTCCAGCGTTGACACCTGCGTTGATTGCTGAGAATATTGATGCTGTTGCTCAACGGGCAGCGTCGGTACTGCCCTTTATCGGTTGTCCAGCGGTTGACCCGTCGAAGGAGCGGGGTGTCAGATCCCGCGAATATGCCGATATCCGACGTAGGGCATTGGCTTCAACATGGTATCAGTCCAAGTACAAAGTAAAGATTCGTCGCGCTTATCGACATTTGGCAGGCTATGCCACTACTTGTCTGGTTGTAACACCGGACTTTCATACAGGGAGGCCACGGATCGATGTACGTGACCCGCTTGGTGTCTACGCTGAACCAAAGGCGTATGAGGATTACGATCCGCCATCGAATTGTGCGTTTGTACACGGCAAGTCAGGTGACTGGTTGCGTAGCCGGTACCCGACTTCTCGTAGTGAAAACGGTGGCCCTATCGAATCTGATGATAACGCTCGTCAGGAACTATGGGAAGTCGTTGAGTGGGTTGATGCAGACCAGATAGTTATCGGAATTCTGGGACCGCGCTACAACGATTCGTCCCGGCGCGATTCGTTTCATTCCGCATCAATGGAACTGTCGCGTTCATCGAACAGGGCAGGTATCCCCTGCGTAGTTACACCGGGACGAATCACTCTTGATAAGATTGCGTCTTCGATTTCCAATGTTGTTGGCATTGTGGATTTGATGGCGAAGATGATGGCTTTGGAGATCATGGCGCAGGAGAAGGCAATCTTCCCTGATCGCTACATTATAGGTCGGTCGGGTCAGGTGCCGATGATCGTCGGCGGCGAGTGGAAGGATGGCCGTGAGGGGAAGGTAAACGTCCTGCTTGATGCTGAACAGATCGGAGAACTCCGGTCGGCACCTGATCCGTCCACTAACATTGCAATCGATAGATTGGAGCGCAATGCGAGAATCTCTACCGGAACAGTACCTCAAATTGGTGGTGAGTCATACGGGGCTTTGCGTACCGGACGAGGTATCGACGCCCTCATGGGTGCCGCTATGGACCCGCGTATTCAGGAAATGCAAGAGATTATGGAGGCTCACCTTCCACATCTGAATGAATCCATTTTCGCTACTTATAAGGGTTACTTCGGGGCGAAGAAGTTCTCTATGTACACCGGGTATGCTGGAGACTTCGGACAAGTTGTATTCACTCCGAACGAGCACTTTGAAACATTCGACAATGTGGTATCGCATTCGATACCCGGTGCGGACATTCAGTCAACAACCATCCAGTTGGGACAGTTGTTGGGTATGAAGGGTATCAGTTTGCGTACCTTCCGAACCAAGCACCCATACATTGATGATGCAGAGATGGAGGGGCGACGTGTCGATGAGGAGCAGTTGGAAGAGGCTGTTATCGCCGCGATCCAGCAGCAGGCTTTGTCGGGTCAGTTGCCTGTTCTGTATGTCTCTAAGATTGAGAAGCATCGGAAGAAGGGTCTTGACATCTTTGAGGCTATCGAAAAAGCGGATGAGGAGATACGGAAAGAGCAGGCTGCTATAGCACCTGCCCCGGAAGAGGGCATGGCTATGGCCCCTGAGCAGGCACCCGGTTTGGCGGTGGCACCGCAGGGTATGGCACCACAGGGTATGGCACCGCAGGGGCCACCACCCACAGGTGAGTTGTCACCAGACAATGAGCGGCAACTTGTTGAAGCATTGAGGACACAGTAATGCCACGGCACAATAAGAATAAGGGAGGGACGCTACCGGCTGAGGCACCGGGGTTGGAGGCTGGTGCCGCTTATGGGGAACAGGGGCAGAATCTTATGGCCCAAGATCCCGAAACGGGTGTCCCATTGCCAGACAGGCGTACACAGGGCGGACCAGTCTCAGCGATTGCCCCATCTGCACCGGAACCCGGTGGGCCTGCACCTGCCCTTCCGATTGATGTTGCAGGCAACTTTCCTAATACGGTTACACCTCTTACTGCTCCGGGCCAAGGCATAAATCAAACATCTTCTCCTGTCACTATCTCTAATGAAATGAGGGCAGCAGAATTGTTGAAACAGTGGGCTGATGCTAGTGGTGATCCATCAGTTCAAAATGCCGCATCACAGTTGTCTGGACGGTTGTTGAACAATGGCTAGATGGAGGCCGCAACGCCAGCGACAGCAGAACTATAACAATAATGATATTGAGGATTTGAATAGCGAGTATTACGGGCGTCGTACCGGCTTGTTGATGGATTCGGGTGCTGGTCGTTGGTTCCAAGCAGATTCGGCTGGTTTGGTGGCGTTGGCTCAAAGCCCGCTTGCTGATGACGACATGCTTGAAACTTTGCTTATTGCAAACGATCAGGTGCGTTTGAATGATTTGAGAAACCGGTTTGAGTCGCTGCCTGAGCAGATGCAGAAGCCAGAGTTTCAGATGCTTCCGGCTGCTACACGTAAGTTGTTGACATCGACTGGTTACAGCCCGCCAGAAGAGAGCGAACAGAAGGGGCTGTTCGGTCGTATAACGAGTTGGGACATTCCTCTACTCCCCGAAGAATGGCTTGTTGACAAGGGCGTTATCGGTGGTAGCCAATTCGGTAAGGTTCTGGGGGTAGCGGCAGCCCCTGTCCGTGCTCTGGGGTTTGGTTTGGGTTCGACTGCCAGCACCGGGTGGGAAGGGCTGATGAAGTTTAATCGGTTCTCCCGTCATCTGGGACGAACATACGGTCATGTTGAAGAAGATGACGACAACACAGCGTTTCTTAATCCGATGCGATGGAACCATGCATGGAACCAAACCCAGATTGAAGAAGATTCTTTTACAGATAAATCTCTAAGAGAATCTATTGGCCTTATCGGCTCTACAAACACTGAGATGCTACGCAAGTACCTGTCGGACCCTAACGAGTTGTACGAATACTTTGTCAACCGAGGCGTGTCCGCCGGGTGGGGTGAAGAAAAGACCAGACAGCAGTATTTCGAATTTGAGCAGCGCCTCTCTACACCTGATTACAGGGCGGCAGCAGAGGTGCTGGATGGTGCCCGATTGGATGGATTCAATTATTCTGTCCGGTTCTACAACAGACACAATCTAGGATTGCCAGAGGTTGACCGGGATTCTTGGGCCGGTAAATCAATTGGGATGACTGGATCGTTGGCGATTGAGATCCTGTTGGATCCCTTGACATACGCTGGCGGATTCTATACGAAGGTTATCAAGAAGACCCGTGCAGGACTTCGTGGGGGCAGCACCCAGCAGAGCCTTGACATGATGCGAACTGTGACACTTATTGAACGTGAGGCGAAGGGTGGGGCGGCGTTTGCCGAACGTATAAGTCAGCATAGTGAGCAGGTCAATGCTTGGCTTAGTGAACGAAGGTTCTTTAATCTGAAGAATCTGGGTTTGCTCAATATGAATCTGCGATCACAGGGTCGCTCCCAGAACAGGATGATTGATCGGATCAATCGCACCTTTAAAGAAGTCAACGAAATTCAAGATGAGGCCCGACGAATCAGTGCTGAGATAACGGCTGCTGGTGGTACGCCGGGTCCAAGAACTGCGTTAGAAGTACAGGCAATGAAGAATCTGGATATAGGTAGATCCCCGTTGGTGGCGTTGAGCCGTGACTTCCCAACCTTGGATCCCATTATTCAAGATTTGGTCAACTACCATGCCAAAGCGCGTGGCACTGTCGTAGTCAAACGCAGAGGAACTCCCAGAGGGCACCGGGATGCACTTCAGCATAGGACTGGCCTGCTTGATGCCGAACGGATCCCGAAGGTTGAGGACAGGCTCGAATTCAAACATCTGTGGGACGACGACCTTCAACCCGGTCATGTCTTCTTCGGTCCCGACGGCATAGATTTCGTCTACACCAAAGAGATGGATAACCCGTTCCGGTTGAAAGACACGGATGGCATGGTAATGCCTGATATGTCTACCTTCGATGGGTACTGGAACTTTCTAGGCGACACACAGGGCCAGATGGCATTGACGACACGGGCCGGTGGCGTCGATCCCGAAGCGATGTGGTTGCCTCGCCTTTCAGCCTTCGGGGCAGGGTGGATCAAGGGTAAGAAATACATGCGGGATGTGTTGGACTTCGGGTTGCCGAACCATGCACTTGACGCGGACCTTGCCAACATGTTCGCTACTTTTCTTTCCAAGCAGACAACTTATGTTATCGACCGGGTTGCTGATGATGTTGCCGAAGGCATTCTTAAAGTATCGGAGGCCGGACGTACACGTATCAACAAGCCACTGATCCAAAAGATTTATTCTGAAACTCAGCCCCGTAATCGACTCAGGATCGGTGAGGCAGCAGGGCTGGCACCGGGCGACGTTATCCTTATCGAAGATCATTTAGCCGCAGTGTTGCCTGATGCGAAGCGGCTTATTCTTGAAGACGGCGAATTGTCTACGATGCTCAACTGGTATCAGGACGCCGGTTTCCAGTTTGATGAAGCAGCGCGGGCAGAAGGCAAGTTGCAGATACGGCGACAGGCGATGGCTGTACCATTCTCTGGTGCGGGGCGTGCGGCACGAAACTATTACGCAAACCAGATTCATCAGATTGGTTCTGCGAATGCGGAACTTTCTCGGTTGCAGTATGTCAAAGCGATTGGTGAGAGTGGGGCTGCTGCTCTCGCCTATTATCCCGCAAAGTGGGCTGAGAAACTTACGACGTTTACACCCCGTGGACCGTATCTGGATATTACTGATACGGATACAGCGATACGCGAATTCAAAGCACTCATTGATATGGGGTCGCTGGCACACATGCCTCGTACCCAGATTGATCGCTATCTCAGTGCCTTTGTGCATGGGGATGAGGCGGCACGATGGGTCGTTCAGACAGAGTTCCTTATGGACTTTCTTGGACGTTCGGGTGCGCTTATCCACGGCGGCGAACAAATGCAAGAATATGTTTCTCGTTTCGTTAGGCACGCGGGCGCTCATTATTCGATGTCCGGTGCAGATAATGTCGGTATCCACGGGGTGACTGTTAAGCGTGCCATCATGGGTGCGTCAGCGCATGAAGCCCAGTTGTCCCAATTGAATGTGATTCCGAATTATCAGCAGTTGGCGGTGCTGGCAAAGCACCTGTCGTTCTACAGGAAGATTGGTTGGGGCACGCCTCTCTCATGGATTGATAAGCAGTTCGCCCGGTATTGGCGTCCAGCGGTGTTGCTGCGGTTGGGGTATGTGGCCCGTAACGGTGGCGAAGAGTTGTTCTCGTGGTGGCTGCGTGAAGGTCCGAGGCATTACTTCCGTCAGAAACTAGCCAAGACGGCAGTTGACAAGAAGATTGTTTACGACGAGTTTGGTCGCAAGATCGTTAAGGATGCACGCAAACTAGTTGACGATCCTCAACTAAATAAGCAGTTGCATGAGTCAATTATCTGGAAGCCGATTGTTGGTGTGCAGCGTGCGTTGAATGAAATCTTGGGTGTTGGTGATATGGCTGTCACCACTAAGGCTTTGAAGAATGCTGTACAAGAGAACGGGATGCGCTGGTCGTTCTTGTCGGTAGAAAAGCAAGAAGAATTGTTTATGGTAGCGCACGATCAGGCATTGAGAGCGGTGAAGAGTCGCCCGCTGGGAATGGTTGGTCGCGGTTTGATGGATCTTGGGCAGGCTGCATCCCAGAAGACCGGGAAGTTCTTCCAAGACTTTGCAGAAAGAACTCGTGTAGGGGGCGGGGGTATCCCTACTCGTCAGCAGATGGCTGAGAGGATTCTGGGATACGAACGTGGAAGGTTTGTAATCGATCCGGATCACGAACTTCGTACATGGTTGTCTGGTTATGTAATGACCAACCCGACGATGATCGATGCCCAGATGAAAGACATCCTTGGGGCTTACGACGTTTACACAAACTTTGATAAGAACGGGCTACAGAGTCTTCTGAAGACGCAGGGTGTCGGGAAGACCGTACCGGATTTGTTGAAGATGCCGCTTGATTACACGGCGTCAGAGATGTCGTTTATTCAGAATCTTGCCGACGACGCCGGTACTTACGATAAAGCAGTAGCGATTTCTCAAATGTTGAGTCATGTGAAGGCAAGTAAGCCGCTTCAAGCGTACGCAAAGGTATTGATGCATCATGTGTCACCTCGCGTAGATCGCAGCATGACTACGGCTGCGGAGCGTCTGGTTGAAACACTTTCCGATTTTCAGCAGCGAGAATTCTTGGGTCATGCAGGCACACCAGCGCATACTCTTTCGGCGGATCTGGGTGAAGCCATACCATTCGGGCCGACTGGTGCGGTAGAACTACCGATCACTACAGCGTATTTGTCTGAAGAAGCAAAGCCGTTGACTGTGATGATTACAGGTTTGCGTTCAAAGGGGCTAGGTAAGGCCGGAGAGCGCCAGTTGCGGAGCCGTATTGAGTCTGCTTTGGAATCGTTGCCTGATGGTTCTACCGTAAGGGTGGGTGGTGCTGAGGGTGTTGACCTGTGGGCTGAAGAGATCGTAGAGGGCTTGATTCGGCAGGGTCGGGATCTTCGCGTCGAACGGTATTACATACCTAAAATGGGTCCAGAGTCATGGAATGCAGGTAAGGGCGCAGGGCATACACGTAACCGGAGGATGTTGGAAGGCCGGGTTTACGATCCGGAGACACATTTGGATCTTTCGTCTTCGCCTAAAACGCAACCAGATGCGGTTTGGGCTTTCCACATGGGGGAGGGTCAGGCAGTTCAGCCGCATGAGGCCACAATGCAGTTGGGTGGTTTGACCGGTCGCGGGTTGAATCGTTTGACGGATGGGGAATCGACTCGTATCGCTATCCCGTTGACGGATTTGGCTAATCGACTTAAATTCGTTGAGGGAACAGACATCGCTCGTTTGCCAGA